GAAGTCGTGAACGATCTTAGAAAGAAAAGAATAGCACCCCCACCAAAAGCCGTTTGGGAATTGAACCAAAAAGAATTAGCTAAACACATTCAAAGTTTTTGCAGATGAACCCGATTGAAAAACTACACGATTTTGAAAAGCAAATAAAAGAGGCACACAAACTTATTGATGACCTGATAGATAAAAGAATAGACTGGGCTAGGGATAACAGCAAAGAAATCAAGAAACTATTCCCCGTAAAAAACAAAATTTACCAACTTCTGAACCCAAAGCAATATTTTAGCTATTTCAGCTCTCACCGACATGAGTTTGTGAGTGATAGTGTTTATTATTTTAAGCCTACGGATGTGCGGTTTTTTCCTCACAGATGTCTTGATAGGTGGTCTAAAGGAACGCCAACCGTTATTGGCTCTATCTTAGACTGCAACCTAAAAGAGATAAGCACAGGTGAGAAGGTTCAGATAGACGGATTAAAAGAAATTGTACGGGAAACAAACCCCAAAAAATTTCAATCGAATTTTACTCAGGTCTATGTGATGATAGACAAGAATACTGGGTTCTACAAAATAGGGCGTTCTGTAAATCCAAAGCAAAGAGAACGAACTTTGCAATCCGAGAAGCCAACCATTGAGCTTTTATTTAACCACGATGCAAGGGTTAAAGATGAAAAACAACTGCATAGCATATTTAACGAGAAGAGGGTGCGCGGTGAATGGTTCGACTTAAACGGAAGCGACCTAAAAACTATTAGACAATATTTTAACTGCGAAGAATTATGAACTCAGTATTTTCAGCAACCGTAGAGAAGATCGAAACCCGAAGAGATGGAACTGTTAAAGTGTCTTTGGGAACTCAGATACTAACCGAAGACAGCGAACGAACTTTGTTCTCTTTACGAAGGGCGGGGGAGGGTGTTAAATGCCTTCTCTCTTCTGACCACATCACAACCGAACAAGCGGAGGTGATGAGTGAAACGCCTTTGGAACTTCCAAAGGGTAAGAGCCAAAGCCAGAGACTAAGGGCTGTGATGTTTCGATATTGGGAAGCGAAGTACGGCCCTATAAAAGAGTCCGCGCCATTTAAGAACTTCTATGAAGACAAAATAGAGAGCTTCATTGAACACTACAAAAGCCTGCTTGATGAGTTGGATTGATGAATTTACCAATAAGATGCACGCAAAAATGAAGCGCGATATATTGTATTCACTTTCAAGTGAAGGTATTCAATACGCTTTTTTGCCGCCATTAGTCGATAAACTGCTAAAAATGGGCGCAACAGAAGAGAAATCCATTAAAGAAATTAAACGTTTGTTAAATAAACTTTCCCAAAAATGAATGAGATGGTAAAGGCTTTCGAGAAAGCTGTTAAGGGGTGTAATCCCGAAGTATTAGAAGAAGACGGGTTGCTATATTCAATAATTCACGATGTGGACTTGGATGGATTTCGTGTTGATTTTAATTTTCATTCTGGAACTGCTGAGATTGACACAAAAGGCGCGGAGTACATAGTGCTTTCCAGAGAAAATCTTTATCAATTGTTGGAGTTGATAGATAGGGTAGATGAAATGTATGAGGATGAACTTTAGCAAGGCTAAACAAATCCTGAGAGAGGCACAGCTTGAAGATAGAGGTTGGCTATATTGCGAACATTGCGGAAGGACGACCAAAGCATTAGACGCGCATCACATAGTCTACCGATCCGAAAAGCCAAAACACCCAGAACTAAACAATACCAAAAATTTAATCCTACTTTGTCGAGACTGCCACACTTGGTTTCACGATAAGAAGGACAGACGAGAATCATTAATGTTAAACAGAAACCTTAAACAATTATTTAAATGAGTACAGAAATCGAATTTCCAGAAGGCATCTTTTTCAAAAGAAAGAGAGAGCAAGCACCCGACTTTGTGAAGGGGCATTTGTCTATAAAGGTAGACGAGGCTATTAACTGGCTGCGCGAGAAGGGCAAGGCTGGTGATGAGTGGGTGAATTTAGACCTACTCAATTCAAAGGAAGGGAAACTATACCTGAAGGTGGACACATGGAAGCCTAGCGAGACTATTGTTGAATCTAAAAACTCAAACGATGAGAGCGACGACCTCCCCTTTTAAGAAAACAAGAGTAGAAGAACTGCCAGCCGAGTCGCTGGTAGTTATGAGGGCTTGCGCTGAAACATTCGGCACAAGCATTGAAGAAATGAGAGGACGAGTAAGGAATAGAAATATTGCAGACGCGCGACACGCATACGCTTACCTCATATCTAAAGTCTACCCCCGATTCTCTTCAATAGAAATAGGGGCTTCAATTAACAGAGATCATTCGACTATCTTACACGCGAGGAAATCAGCTAAATCAAGGCTCGAAAGACTCAACGGAAAGATGGTAGACCCTGACTTTACTAACAAGGTTAGTAAGGCGAGTATGATGTTATCGAAAGACGATAGCCATGAAGTTAGTGAGGGTTTTAACATCGCTGCTGAAGTCGATAAAAGGCAGAAGCTAATGGATTTGAGAGAGCGCATTGAATATCGTATTCTCTTATCCGGTCAGAAAATCAAAAACGCAATAGAACTAACAGCATGAACTACCATAACACAACGAATGAAGGTGGGGAACAATTAGAAGCCTTCAAAGAGAAAGCCAAAACGCAAGACCAGGAAGTACTTAGGTTTATAAAGGATCAGTTTGTATGCTCTCCTTCCTACGTTTGGAAGATGCTATATCACCAAAGCGTTCCATTGACCTCTGTACGCAGGGCAATCACAAACCTGACTAAGGAGGGGAAGCTAATGAAGACGCAATCGAAAGCCGTTGGTCCTTATGGCCGTCCTGAATATTGCTGGAAGTATTGTGATATTCAAACAAAATAGTATATTTGGTTCAGGATGAGTGCGAGCATCAACATAGTTTTTCATAATTCCCACCTTGACGAGTCTCGCACCTTGTCTTGGTGGGTTTTTTTATGCTTTAAAGATGAAGAAGAGAATATTGTTTGAAGATATTAATTCCTATGAGTTGGAATTTACAGAGTTCGATGGAGATTTAACTATACGCGTTTGGCATAACGGGGCTTGTGTTTATATGTTTCACTTCGACGATTACGATCAGATGAACGCAATAGTCGAGGCTCTGGAGGATAAGGTAGCAGAAATACAAGGCGAAAAATCCTTTTAAAATGGCTAAGAGATTTCTAGATACAGACTTTTTTAAGTCTCCTTTTGTGGGTGAGTTGTCGGCTGATTGCAAGCTGTTGTACGTTTTTATAATTTGCGACTGCGATTATGCTGGCGTTTGGACTCCAAACTTTCAGGTGGCTTCTATTTACTTGGGACGGCCATTTACTGAGACTGATTTTAGGGAATGTTTCAAAGGTAAGTTCGTGGAAATTTCGCGCGGCAAATTCTTTTTTTCTGATTTTATAGAGCATCAATATCCAAGTGGTTTAAGTGAGTCGAACAGATCGCACACCGGAATTATCAAACTTTTGAAAAAACATAATCTTTGGAATGATGAAAATAAGCCCCTTATAAGCCCCTTACAAGGGTCTAAGGAAAAGGAAAAGGAAGAGGATAAGGAAATGGAAATGGATAAGGAAATGGAAGAGGAAAAAGAAGAAAAAGCAAAAATTGAACTCTGGCCGAGCTTTGAAGACTTCTGGGATTTGTACGATAAGAAAATTGGAAGACCGAAAGCAGAAAGCAAATGGGATAAGCTGAAGCAAAAAACAAAAGGGGAAATTATGTCTTACCTTCCGGCTTATGTTTCAGCTACCGAACGAGATAACAAGAAATACAGAAAGAACCCGACAACATTTTTAAATAATCAATCCTGGAAAGATGAAATTATCGAAGACCGAAAAGCAACTCCAAAAGATAGACGCGAGAACCTTACCAACCTTTTACACCAGCGTGGACATATCCCAAGCAATGTCTAGCCCGAACCAATTGAGCAAAATGAAGCGCGAAGGCGTGGGCGTTATCTGGGTTGTTGGGATGCTTAATGAACTTAGCGCATACATTCGCTTTGATCTTACCGACGAGCAAATTATTCAAACCGCAGAAATGATAGTTCAAGAGTTTTGGTATTTGAAAGCTGAGGAATTGGTATTGATTTTTAAGAACGGGATGAAGTCGAAAATGTTTGGCGGTTTCAATTTTCAGGTTTTTGCGGAATGGGTGCTAAATTATGAGCAAGGCAAAATAAACGCCTTAGAAGCCTCGCACCTATCAAACAAGGGTAAGTATCACATTAACGCAGAACGTACAGCAGAGGCAGCGAAAATAAGCGAGGCGGCTATTGATTGGGCAAGTCAACAAAAAGCAATTCAAAACCTAAAGAAATGAGGCATGGGTCACTATTTTCTGGAATAGGAGGCTTTGACCTTGCGGCTGAGTGGATGGGATGGGAAAATGTTTTCCATTGTGAATGGAATGAATTTGGAAGAAAGGTATTAAATCACTATTGGCCTAATGCTAAAAGCTATGAAGACATCACACAAACAGACTTTTCTATTCACAGAGGAAAAATTGACGTTCTCACAGGAGGATTCCCTTGCCAACCATACAGCAACGCAGGCAAAAGACTCGGTAAAGAAGATGAACGCCACCTCTGGCCGGAAATGCTTAGAGCAATTCGAGAGATTGAGCCGGCCTACGTTGTGGGCGAAAACGTTCGCGGCCTTGTTAATTGGTCAGGGGGATTGGTATTCGAGGAGGTGTGCGCTGACTTGGAAGCTGAAGGGTACGAAGTACAACCGTTCCTACTTCCTGCTTGCGGCAAAGACGCTCCACACAGAAGAGATCGAATCTGGTTTGTTGCCCACCGTAACAACGGAAACGGGGAGAAAGTCGGATTTCAAACAAGGAGACAAGAGTATTTGGACGGGCTTAAAGATGTTGGGGATGCTACCAACCCCAAGAGAAGCCGCAGCGAGGGGGAACACATCAATAGACAGAAACAAAGGGAACTTGGAAGATGCGATATCGAGGATGCTTCCAACTCCGACATCGAGAGACTACAAGGGGGCAAGATCAAAGGAAAAGCTAAAAGAAAAAGGCAGAACGGAAGCGAACAGTCTGCCCGATTCATTCAGCCAGAGTGGAAAAACTTCCCAACTCAACCCCCGATTCGTAGCGGAGATGATGGGCTTCCCGATAAATTGGACGGAATTACCTTTCCTAAATGGAGAAACGAAAGTATAAAAGCCTACGGAAATGCGGTAGTGCCTCAGATACCTTTTGAGATATTCAAAGCAATTCAAAACCTGAAGAAATGAACAACCAACAACACAGCGACCTAGTACGGCAGATAC